GGCAACTGAATTTCTAACTTAATTATACCACAAAAGGAGAATTTGATGAATGGCAGATAAGTTAGATAGAATTATTGGAGATTACGTTAATGGCAGACTTGAAGCCAGAATAAAATCAATTGAAAGTAGATATCTTTATAAGCAAAAAGTAGATAACTTAGGAATCCGTACAGCTTATTCTGGTGGTTCGGAACCTGAAAGTCACGTCTTGAATAAAGAAGCACTTGAAAATGACGAGGAATACATCAAGCTCAAAGACCTGATGTACCAATTCAGCTTGTGGTACGAACCTTTAATCAAGGAGGAAAAAGAAATAATCAAGCTAAAACACTGTGGTTACGGTGGCTTTACATGGTACAGAGTAATGATGGAACTTGATAATGAAGGGATTGAGATTTCAGAAAAGAAAGCGAAGTTTATTTACTACCGATTCAGAAAAGATATAAATCCTCATATTGGCTATTTCATTTGAAAGCATGGGTCAAATTGGGATAAAAACGACACGAAAAAGGCACGAAATTGGAGTGTTGCTCCTCATTTTTGCTGATATACTTGTATTATGAAGTAAAAGGCAAAAGCACAAATATCATAAGTATCGGTTTGAATTTGCTTCATAAGCTTGTTAGGGTTCGACTCCCTGACTTGCTATTATATTTTATTACAGGTTGTCCACTGGGCAGCCTTTTATTGTTGATGAAAGGAGATCAAATGCCAGTATTAGAAAATGCAAGACATGAAAAGTTTGTTCAATGCCTGATTTCTGGCATGAGTCAGCGAAAAGCATATAGAGAAGCGTTTAATCAATCATCAAAGTGGAAAGATTCAACTGTAGATGTAAAAGCAAGCGAACTTTTTGGTAAGGTTTTGGTAAGGTATAAAGAACTTCAAGAAGAAGCTCAAGACGCTGCTATAATGACTCGTAAAGAGCGAATGGTCACTCTATCAGAGATAGCTAAAAACGCTGAAAAAGAAGCTGACATGATTAAGGCAATTGATACCCTTAATAAAATGGATGGAGATTATACAAACAAAGTTGAATTATCTGGATTAGTCAAAACCAATCCTTTTGTAGACTTATCAACCGAAGAGCTTAGAAAGTTGGCGAGTCGTGATGGATAAAATAGCGCTAGGGGCAAAAATTGAGCTGTCCAAGCGCTTTTTCTTTGATTACTGTAATCTCATCATGCCAAGCTTTTATAAACGTGATAGAGCTTATCTGGTGACAATGTGCGAAGAGTTTCAGTCATTCCTAAATGATGATGAACATGACGTTTTGGTTTTGAATCTTCCGCCACGTCACGGAAAGTCACTCACACTGGGTAAGTTTGTAGAGTGGGTGCTTGGTAATGACCACACGAAGAAAATTATGACTGGTTCATATAATGAAACTCTATCCACTGTCTTTTCTAAAAATGTTCGTAATACACTTCAAGAAGAAAAAGCAGATGAAAATAAAATCGTTTACTCCGATATTTTCGATGCTGCAATCAAGTATGGAGATGCTGCGAAAAACCTTTGGAGTTTGTCAGACGGCTATAACAACTATCTGGCGACTTCTCCAACAGGTACCGCAACAGGTTTCGGAGCTGACATTATCATTATTGATGATGTTATCAAGAATGCTGAGGAAGCTAACAATGCGACAGTATTAGAGAAACACTGGGATTGGTTTGTAAACACTATGCTTTCACGTTTGGAATCAGGCGGAAAAATCATAATCAACATGACTCGTTGGCATAGTGAAGATTTGGCTGGACGTGCTTTGCGTGAATTGCCTAAGAATGGTTATCGAGTAAAGCATATTAATTTCAAGGCTTTCAATGAACAAACAAACGAGATGCTTTGTGATGATGTTCTAACACTTGAAGATTATAAGCGCAAGGTAAAAACAATGGGTGCTGACATCGCCAGCGCCAACTACCAACAAGAACCGATTGATGTCAAAGGTCGATTATATAGTGAGTTCCAAACTTACAACGCTCGTTCAGAGTACAAAAAGATTTGGAATTACTGCGATACTGCAGATACTGGGAAAGACTATCTCTGTTCGATTGTATGGGGCGAAACCTCAGACGGCTTTGCGGATGTGTTGGATATTATTTACACTCAAAAACCAATGGAATACACAGAAAATGCTGTGGCCAATCAATTAATTAATAACAGAGTAAATGCATCAAGAATCGAGCGCAACAATGGCGGTCGGTCTTTTGCTCGTTCTGTCAGGGATAAGATTCAAGGCAAAGTTGCCTGTGCTGTGGAAGATTTCTATCAAGGAAATAATAAAGAAGCTCGGATTTATTCCAATAGTTATTGGATAGAACAGCATGTTCGCTTTCCTAATGACTGGCGGACTCGTTTCTCAGAATACTATCAAGCAATGACGACTTATCAACGTGAAGGTAAAAATAAACATGATGATGCGCCAGATGCAACAACGGGAATTGCTGAGACAATGACTATGAATAGAAATAGCAGAGTTGACGTTGAAAAAACAATTGATAAATTCAAAAAATTAGGATTGTAGAGGTGATAAAGTGGAAGAATTCGTTGATTTATTGGGTAAGGAGCGTTTTGATAAAGAGGCAAATCTTGTCTATCGTGTTCCAGTTGATATGCTACCTAAAATCAAAATGTTAGACAAAAGTACTGAAAAAGTTGAAGAAGTTATTGATTTTGAGCATGAAGATATGCAGAAATTAATTATTGATTTTATAGAACATCATAAATCAAAACAAGTTCCTAGATTAAAGCAATTGAAACGCTATATGCTAGCAGACAATAATATCAAGTATCGCCCACCAAAACCTAATGGTCGTTCAGATAATCGTATTGCAAGTGATTTTGCAAACTTCATTGTTTCGTTTAAACTGGGAGTTCTTTTAGGAAACCCTTTGAAATATACTGGGGATAAATCAATCACAGATAAGATTGAGCAGTTTTCTAGCCAAACAAATGAAGATTATCATAATCAATTAATGGGGCATGATACCTTTGGTTTTGGTCGTGCCTATGAATGGATTGGCCGTGACGAGTTTGGGAAAGAAACTTTGGCAAAATTCAATGTTGAACAGACTTTTGTTATTTATGACAACACAAAGGATAAAAATTCAATCTGTGGCGTTCACTATTATGAGGATAAATTTTTAGACAAGCAATGGACCCGTATAGAACTCTACACCAATACAGGGTTCAATTACTTCTTACGAGCAGAAAACAATAATCTGACAGAAGCAAATCTTGAAGAAAATGGAATTGTAGAAAATTTCTTTGATACCGTTCAAATAAATGAATGGATTAATAACGAAGAAAGATTAAGTGATTTTGAAAATGTACTTGATTCTATTGATGCCTACGATTTATCTCGTTCAAAAATGGCAAACTTTCAACAAGATACTTCAGAAGCTTACTTGGTGATTAAAGGAAATCCTGATACTGGCCAAGATGAAATGGGAGATAACAGTAAATTAGAGCTTTTTAAAGCGATGCAAGAAGCAAGGATGCTCGTTTTAGGTGATAAAAAGATTTATGAAGGCGTTGCTGGCGCTGAACCAGATGCATACTACTTGAAGAAAGAATATGACGTCCAAGGTATAGAAGCCAATGATAGCCGAACAGTTGCTGATATATTGCGTTTCACTTCATTAATTGATTTTACTGATGAAAATATAGGTTCTAATCAATCAGGAATTGGATTCCGTTTTAAAGGTTGGGGGTCTGATAATGACCGCAAGAATAAAGAGAGGATGGTAAAAAAGGCGCTCATGCGAAGATTGCGGTTGCTCACTCATTCTTGGAGTATTAAAGATAATCTAACTCAATCGAACAAATTGGTTGATAAAATCAAATCAATGTTTACCAATGATGAGAGCCAAAAAGAAAATCTTTATAACAAAATTAATGAAGTACAGATCAAGTTTACCCCTAATGTTCCGCAATCTGATGAAGAAATCATGACTGTTATTTCTGGTATGAATGGCATTGTTTCGGACGAAACACTTTGTCAAATGGCTGAAAAACTTACAGGCGTTTCAGCAGATGAAGAGCTTAAGAGATTGAAAAAGCAAGATAGTGAAACATCTATCTTTGACAAGGATAAGCAACCTAGCGAAGAAGAAACAGCAGTTCCTGAAACAAATAAGGAGTAACCTATGAAAACTCCTGATTACTGGAAAAAACGTGAGAAAGCTTGGCAAGAGCAACAAATCAAAGATGATACCAAACGCATGAAGCAAATCATGGATAAACTATTTGAAGCTCAAGAAGCCATTCAAAAAGAAATCAATGCCAACTGGCAGAACTTTGCGAATGGGCAAGGGATTTCTATCAGTGAAGCCATGAAACGTGCGGATAAGATGGATGTCAAAGCATTTGCCAATAAAGCCAAAAAGTATGTTAAAGAAAAAGACTTTTCACATCAAGCAAATCAAGTATTGAAACTTTATAACTTGACCATGAGAGTGAATCGTTTAGAACTTCTAAAAGCAAATATTGGTCTGGAGCTTATTTCAGTATTTGATGACTTGGACAAGTATTTCTCAAAGAATTTGACTGGCGCAGCTCTCACAGAATTTGAAAGACAAGCCGGAATACTTGGTTTAAGTGTTCCCAAGAATGGTTATAACAGCTTAGTTGAATCAGTTCTTAATGGAAGTTATAAAGCCGAAGGATTTGCCAGTTTTTCTGACAAGCTTTGGCAGTATCAATTTGAATTGAAAGCTGACATTGAAAAACTTCTCATCCGGTCAGTGACTGGTGGAATCAATCCAAAAGCACTAGCCCCACAACTAAAAAGGCTAATGACAGAAAAGGGAAAGCTCAATGCCACTTACAACGCACAGCGGTTGCTTGTATCAGAAACAACAAGAGTTCAAACAGCTATTCAAGAAGAAAGCTATAAAAAAGCGGATATTGATAGTTATGAGTATATTGCTGAGCCGTCAGCTTGCCCTATCTGTGGGGCATTGAATGGTAAAATATTCAAGCTTAAAGATATGTCTCCTGGTATTAATGCTCCTAACATGCATCCGTTCTGTAGATGCAGCACGGCACCGCATGTTGATGGTAAAGGTTTCTGGGATGATTTACTTGATAGAAAAGTAATCAGTCAAGACGAATACAAACAAGCGTTTGACGATAGAGCAGAAGCTGACAAAGCAGTTAACAAATTAATTAATCAAAAAGAAACACTGAAAGACTATAATAAATTTAGTAAAGCATTCGGAAAAAATGGACTACCTAGCCTAGAAGAATTTGGCAAAATGCGTTATAATAAAGGTAGTGAATGGGATAAGTTAAATAAAGATTATAGTGATTATCAGAAATGGTCTAAAGCGAAATTCCCAAGTGAGAAATCATTCAATGGACACTTTAAATCTCATGGAGATGATTTCCCAGGAATAAGCCAAGCAGAGTATTTAAAGTTAGCTCAAGACTTGTTGGCGCAACCTATTTCAGATACGATAGCTGGTTACGAAACAGAAAAAGGGCGAAGAGTTCGATATGATATTGAAAAAAATATTTTTACTACTGCGAGTGACAATAAAATAAGAACATTGTTTAAACCAAAAGAAGGAAAGGGTTATTTTTATGACGACTACAAAAAAGAGTACCCAGAGTGATATGCAAGAGCAATTCCCATGCCCTGTATGTGGAAACATGGTAGAAGAATGGGAAATATGTGATGTGTGTAACTGGGAAAACACAGGAAAGACAAATATTGATGGCGGGCCCAATAAAATGACACTTGCCGAAGCTCAAAAAGCTTATAAATTAAAAAATAAATAAAGCATCTAATTTAAATAATTGGGTGCTATTTTTATATCAAAATTAAGCGTTTGTTACTGACAGGCGTTTTTCTTGTCAATAATTTTGTTATACTATATCTAAATAAGCGATAGGAGTATAGTATGAATAAAGAAATTAAAGATAGTTTTTTGGAAGGTATTTTGGAAGCAAGTAAAGATTTTGCAAAAGATAAGATTAAAGAAAATGTTCCATCATTAATTCAAAATGGAACGTTACAAATTGGTACAGAAATATTAGGAGGAGCAATGGTTGATACAATACCCGTAGTTGGTAGAATTTTGACCAATTACTATACTAAAAAGCAACTTCATAATACAGAAGTGTTATTATCGGAGCTTTCAAAGAGGGTTGAAGAAATTGAAGAAAATCTATCATCAAAAACTGATGATGAAAAAGTAGCATTAAATGATTTAATGGGCTATGTCTATGAGAAAGCTAGTCAAACAATTCAGGATGAAAAGATTTCATATATGCTTGATGGTTACATAAATTTAACAAAGATAGAAAATGTTTCTGCAGATATTACTTATATTTATTATGATACTTTGGATCAGCTTACAATATTAGATTTGAGTGTTTTAAAATTCTTTTTCAAAAAACAAGTTTATTTTGAAAATATCGATGGCTATGATAATTATACGGAATTAATGAAGGATTTTGGAATTGAGGATCATCAATTCCAGGCAGTAGAGAAAAACTTATATAGAATGTCACTATTAGAAGATGGTGGCGAGGATGATACTGATAAATATTTCAAAAATTCCATGAAGCAAATGAACGATAACTTTAAACTATTAAACTCTTATGCTTCAAAAGGAGATGCTAGATTATTAAGAAATATAAAAGAAGTAAAGCCTTATAGAACAAGAGAACATCTAAGAATTTCCCAATTTGGGAGAGACTTTGTGAGATTTTTTGTGAAAATACAATAATAATTTTAAACCCTTGGGATTCCATGGGTTTTTCTTATGTCCAAGCGTGATGACTTTAAAAGCTTCGGAAGTGCAAGCATTTATCCACGTTAAAAGATATGGAAGGAGCATCAAAATGAAAGATAAACAACTTTTACCACTTAATTTGCAGCATTTTGCAGATGGTCAAGAAGGCGGTGAGGGTGGAGTGGGAACCGGCCAAGAAACTCCCCTTGAATTCAATGCTGACAGCTTGACTGATGAACAAGTGGCATCCATTAAAGAGAAGTTTGGATTTAAAGATGATAATGATGTTGACTCTATTATTAACTCCAAATATTCCCGCTGGAAACAGGAACTTAATGAAAAGCAAAACGAAGCTGCAAAATTAGCTGCTATGGATGAAAAAGAAAAAGCAGACTATGAAAAACAACAACTTAAAGACAAAATAGCTGACTATGAGCGCAAGGAACAATTGGCTGAAATGTCTGAAACAGCTAGTGGCATGTTGTCAGATAAAGGCATTCAACCCACTAAAGAAGTTTTATCAATTATTGTATCTGAAGATGCAGATAAAACTTCCGACAATGTAAAATCTTATATTGCGGCAATTGAACTAGAGAGAAAAAACATTAAGGCAGATTTTGAAAAACGACTAGGAGGAAAAATTCCGCTAGAAGGTGGTTCAACTTCGGCACTCTCAAGGGGTGCGCAAATGGCAAAAGCAGCTAATGATCAAACCAAAAAGCCTGAGAATGACCCTTGGGCAATGAAATAGGAGGGACGTAAATGGTATACGTACAAAAAGCACAAACTTATAAAGAAATTAATTTTCTAAAATCACAAAAATTTTTATCATTCACAAAACAAGTGGATTCTAAAACTACAGGAGTTAAGGATGGGGTGCTTCCAGCCGGTTCAATTTATCCAGCTAATGATGCAACGGCAGAAGGAATCACGATTAATGATGTAGATGTTTCAAAAGGTGCACAGCCAGTAGGAGTCGTTGTAGAGGGGCACATTTTGATTGAACGTTTACCTGTTAAACCATCAGATGCAGCTCAAACAGCAATGCGTGAAGTTAAGTTCTATGACGCTAGCGGCAAAATGCTTGCATTGCCGGCTGCTTCAGCACCAACAGAATAAGTAAGAAATAGGAGAACAAATAAATGGTTAATATTGCAGAGTTATTTTCACAAAAAAATGTCCTTGATTACGTAGGTAATCGCCAAGCTACTCCTTTATTGGGTGAAACGCTTTTCCCAGCTCGTAAAGTCCAAGGGTTAGAATTCGATATCTTAAAAGCGGGTACTCGTATTCCAACTATCGCAAGTGTACATGCATTTGATACAGAGGCTGAAATTGCTTCTCGTGTCGCTTCACGCAGCGCTCAAGAATTGGCTTTCATCAAACGTAAAATTCAACTTAAAGAAAAAGATCTCATTGCTTTACGTAATCCACGTACTGCCGAAGAACAACGTTTCTTGGAGCAAGAAGTATATAACGATGTTTATTCAATGGTTTCTTCAGTCAATGCCCGTGTCGAAAAAATGCGTATGGAAGTATTGGCAAACGGAACAGTAACGCTTGATGAAAACGGACTTGATCTTGTAGTGGATTATGGTGTTCCTGACGAACAGAAAGCAAGTGTAGATTTTGCCGCTTCAGGAACTGATATCATTGGCTTATTGACTACTTGGGCATCTTCGCTTGATACAATGCCTACTCGTATTCTTACCTCTACTAAGGTTCGTAATGCAATCTTACAAAATGCTGGAATCAAAGGATACTTCAAAGATGCAGGCTTACTTCCAACTGCTGGCACTTTGAACCAAGTGCTTCAACAATTTGGTTTACCTACCATCGCTACTTATGACGCCAAGTATTACAAAGAAAATGCTCAAGGTGTTTTGGTTAAAGAACGTTATTTCCCAGAAAACAAACTGGTTATGTTTGGAGCAGAAAACCCAGGGGAATCAATCTTTGGTGTAACTCCAGAAGAATCTCGTTTGCTTGCTGGTGGTTCAAATGACTACACGATTGGTAATGTATTTGCGACTGTTTATGAATCAGGACTTGATCCAGTTGGAACATGGACTAAAGCTGCGGGTACTGCTTTACCAAGTTTCCCAGAAGCAGATAATGTATTCCAAGCTACAGTACTAGCAGAAGGATAATAAAGTATGGAAAAAATAAAAATTTTGAAAGCTTTTACTGACATTAGAACAAAACAGTTGTATCGTGTTGGTCAAGAAGTAGAAGTTTCCGAAGAACGAGTGAAAGAAATTGAAGATAACCTAGAAGCATTTGGTGGAGGTTATTTTGAAGTTCTTGATGATATTAAGTCTAAGACAGATGAAACGAAACCAAAGAATACAGCTAAGAAAAAAGGGTAGTCCAATGACTATCCTTTTATTTTGAGAGGAGCAGACTATGGATGACATTCTAGCAGAAGTAAAGCGTTCTTTAGAAATCGAATCTGATGAAAAGCTCGATTCGCAACTCAAAGACTTTATAAATAGAATATCTAAACAATTATGTGTACGCTTGGGTTTTTTAACTAAAGTTCCTGATGATTTAAATTATATTGTCGTTGAATGTGCAATTAAACGTTTCAACCGTAAAGGTAATGAAGGTATGGATTCCTACGCTCAAGAAGGAGAAACAATCTCTTACGGAAATCTTTTAGATGAGTTCATGGATGATATCGTTGCGTACAAGGAAAACGAGAAGTCAAAAAGCGTTCCACGTCGTGGGGTGATGACAGTAATATGAGATATGATAAAAAAATTATTTTTGTTATTGAAACTGAAGGAGGATATGATCCAGAATTAGGGGAGCATATAGAACCAACGATTGTTAAGACTGAAAAAATGGCTAATATTACTGATTTAGGAACTGAGCGTTCCAACTTATTATTCGGTGATGTTAAACAAGGAGCGAAAGTTGTTCGCCTAATGAGACCATATTTGAAAAAATGGGATTATGCATTGATCGGTAATGACAAATACAAGATTGTTACTGGTCGGCAATTACGATTAAAAAACACTTTTATTTTTCAGGAGGTAAGTCAATGAAAATTACTGGAATCGATGCCTTGCAAAAGAAGTTGAGAAAAAATGCCACGCTTGATGATGTCAAACATGTTGTAAAAAGCAACACTTCAATCATGAACAAGAATATGCAAAAGCTTGCTCCTGTTGATACTGGTAATATGAAGCGTTCAATAACCAGTGAATTTACAAACGGAGGACTTACAGGAACGACAGGACCTCATACTGATTATGATGGATATGTAGAGTATGGGACACGATTTCAAGCTGCACAGCCATTTGTTAAGCCTGCGTTCGATGTTCAAAAGAAGGTATTCAAAAATGATTTAGAGAGGTTGACGAAATGATTAAAACCCGAGACCAATCTATTTTTGACGAATTGTTCAAACGAATACAAGCTTTGGGTTATACCGTTTATGATTATAAGCCAATGAATGAAGTGGGCTATCCATTTGTTGAATTGGAGAATACTCAAAGTATCCATGAACCAAATAAAACGGATATCAAAGGTACAGTAAGTCTTTCATTATCTGTTTGGGGCTTACAGAAGAAGCGCAAAGAAGTGTCTGACATGGCAAGCAATATATTTAATCAAGCATTGAATATAAGTGCCACAGAGGGCTATTCTTGGGCTTTGAATTTACAAGCAAGTACTATTCAAATGTTGGACGATACAACAACAAATACACCTCTTAAAAGAGCGTTGATTAACTTAGAATTTAGACTAAGATAGGAGATTTAATATGGCAGAATTAACAGCCAAACAGGGTAAAGATATCATCTTGCTCTATCGTTTGCTTAGTAAAGCAACAGAAGAAGCCGCTTGGAAACTTGCATTCCAAACAGAACACTCGAATGAAAAAACTCGAGATTACAACACTACAGCAACCAAAGATGGACCTGTTGGTGCTCTTGCGGAAGTTGAATATAGTTTGTCTGCCACATCTATTGCAGCAAATGGTGACCCACATCTTGACGAAATGGACCAAGCGTTTGATGATGCAGCAATTCTTGAAGTGTGGGAAATTGATAAAGCTGAAAAAGGAACTGACGGAGAAAACAAAGACAAGTACAAAGCGAAATATCTTCGTGCTTATCTTACAAGTTTCTCTTATGAGCCTAACTCAGAAGATGCGCTTGAGCTAAGTTTGGAATTCGGTGTGTTTGGTAAACCACAAAAAGGCTATGCCACACTCACCGATGATCAAGCGGATGTTGTTCAGTATGTCTTCAAAGATACCGTTAAGGAGACACCCTGATGCTCCCCAGATGGTAACTGGGGTTATTAATTCAGATGGCTCTGTAAAATTAGATTGGGATGCAGTTCTTAAAGCGAAAGCATATTTGATTCATTATGCGGATGCGAATAAAACTGATCCACATGATGCAAAATACATGGGCTATACTGAAACTAACTCATGGACACTAGCAACCGCAAATGTTCCGACTCTCGTAGCCGGAGATAAGATTTATTTCTATGTCCAAGCTTATAACGTAGTTGCACCAAGTGGAACAACAGAAGTTGGAAAGGCTGCAGCTTTACATGATGCAGAAAACATAACTGGTTCAGCTTGGAGTGCACCAACAATATTGACTAAAAACTAATTAAGAAGGCTAGAGGGAATCTCTGGTCTTTATTTTTTAAGGAGAAATCAAAATGGAATTAACAATTAATGACAAACAGTATGTTTTTATATTCGGTTACCGATTCATTAAGGAATTGAATAAAAAAAATGAAGTCACAGAACGTGGGATGACTTTAAAAGCCGGTTTAGATAATGCTTTGATGAACTTCTTTAGTGGAGACATCGAAACACTTGTTGAAATGCTAAAAACTGCGAATGCAACAGAAAATCCTCGTGTCTCTGAGAAAGGGATAGTTGAATGGATTGAAGAAAATGGAGTTGATGCGCTTTTTGATTTAGTACTCGAAGAGTTAAAAAAGTCGGAATTTACCAAGAAGAAAACGTTGAACTTCGAGAAAGAAGTCAGCAAAAATCTACAGTAACAGATTTTGACAAACTCTATGAACAAGTTCAGATAAATTGCTTGCGTTATCTCGGAATTGTCAATTTAAGAGATATAGAGCGAATGACCATTTCGGAGTATGAATTAAGACTGAAAGCTTATAGGCTAAAAAGACTTGATGAGCAAGAATTAATTTACCAACAAGCATGGGCAAATTGGCAAGTTCAATCAACTAAACAACAAGGTAAGAAGCAAGTCCCGGTTTATTCAACCTTCAAGAAGTTTTTTGATAAGGGGAAATTTGAAAACGATATTTTAGGAATCGAAAGTCCGGACAGTACTTTTAAAAAGGACAACAAACTAATTGACCTCATGAAAAAAGCAAATAACTAGGAAAGGAGGAAAAACATGGAATCTTATAGTGTAGAAGCGGTTCTGAGTGCTGTTGATAAAAATTTCACTAGTACTATGAATTCAGCAAATAAAACCGCTGGGAACATAAGTGGCTCATTAAGTAGAGTTGAAAAAAACTCGAATCAGTTAGGCAAATCGTTTGATGAAACTGGTGGCAAAAGTCAAAAACTCGGCTCATCTGCTGGAGACATCCTAAAAGGAGTTGGTGCCTTTGCCATTATGAATAAGGCGGTAAATTTGGTTTCGAACTCGCTTGGTGCAGCGATTGGTCGTTTTGACACTCTGAAAAGCTATCCCAAAGTCATGGACCAAATGGGCTTTTCAACGAATGATGTTGCTAAGTCAACCGAGTTACTAAAAAAAGGAGTTGACGGACTCCCCACTTCACTACAAGAATTAACGAAAAGCGCTCAAAGCTTTGCGATTTTAGAGAAAAGCGCAACGGGTGGTGCTAAAACAGCAACAGCTCTTAACGATGCTTTTCTAGCTTCTGGCGCAAGTGCTGCAGATGCAAGCCGTGGAGTTCAGCAATATAGTCAAATGTTATCAAGTGGTACAGTAGATTTGATGTCATGGAGAACACTTCAAGAAACCATGCCATACGCCTTGAGGCAGGTTGCTAAATCATTTGGTCTCACAGGTAAAAGTGCTGAACGTGATTTATATGACAAGCTAAAATCTGGTGATATTACCATGGAACAATTGAACAAGCGTTTTGTCGAGTTAGATAGTGGAGCTAAAGGATTTGCGCAAACGGCAAGAACGGCTACTGGTGGTATTGGTACATCTTTTACTAACATGAAAAACGCTGTGGTAAACGGAATAACTGGAATACTGCAAACGATTGATACCGCCTTACAAAATAATGGCTTTAAAAATGGTATTGCGACAGTTTTCGATGGCATGAAAAAATCTATTAATGACACTTTTAAAAACATAAATGCTGTTTTGTCTAAAGTACTCCCGCCTATCATAACTGCTTTTGTTCAACTAGGAAATATTTTAAAGCCTTTCACTCCTTTACTAAAAGGATTGGGCGGAGGTTTTACAACTTTAATAGCTATTGTTGGCGGAATGTTTATTTTTCAACAAGTTGCTGGCGCTGTAAAAACTCTGTTTGCTGCATTAACCGCAAACCCTTATGTTTTAGCAATAGCTGGAATTGTTGCCTTAATTTTAGCAATCAAAAATCTTTGGGATACTAATAAAGGTTTTAGAGATGCGGTTATTCAAATTTGGCAGTCAATTTCTGACTTTTTGCAACCAGTTATTGAATTTATTTCTGGTATCATAACGAGTACATTCACTCAAGTTTCTCAATGGTTTACTGAAAACCAGCAAGGAATACAGAACTTAATTCAAACAGTATGGGGAATAATCCAAGGTGTATTTGAAGTCGCAATGATCGCAATTCAAGCGGTTGTTTCTTTAGTATTAGGACAAATACAAGCTGGTTGGGAAATTTGGAGCAATGTTATTTCAGGAATCGTACAAGTAGCATGGGCTTTGATTTCAAATATTTTTTCTGGTTCTTTAGACAATATTTTGGCGGTTGTAACGTTTGTTATTAAACAAGTCCAATTGGTGATTGATACAGTGATGAATGTTATTCAAGGGATAATAAAAACTGTTTGGTCACTTATTACAGGAGACTGGCAAGGCGCTTTAGATGGAATCAATCAAATTGTCGGAGCTTTTGGAAAGTACATTACCGGAACTTTCGATAATGTTATGGGATTAGCTAAAGACTTGATAAAAAATGGTATTGATACTATTAAAGGGATATTTGACAGCTTATCTAAAATTAATCTTCTTGACATTGGTAATGCCATTATTGATGGTTTTGTAAAAGGTCTAAAAAGTGCCTGGGAAGCTGGCAAAAAGTTCATTGGCGGAATTGGAAACTGGATTAAAGAACATAAAGGGCCAATCCGTAAGGATAGAAAACTTTTAACTCCCGCTGGTAATGCCATTATGACTGGTTTAAATTCTGGTTTAACTGGTGGCTTCCGTGATGTCCAATCTAATGTTTCGGGAATGGGGGATATGATTGCTAATGCAATTAATTCTGACTATTCTGTGGATATTGGGGCGAACGTTGCTGCAGCTAACCGCTCAATCAGTAGTCAAGTTTCTCATGATGTGAATCTTAACCAAGGCAAACAGCCGGCTTTATTTAATGTAAGGCTTGGAAACCAAAACTTTAAAGCCTTTGTGGACGACATTTCTAATGCACAAGGTCAAGAAATTAACTTAAATATGGGATTTTAGGAGGTAGAAATGTACAAGTTTAGAGATATGACAAAACGGAAGCATTATCGCAACCTTCCTTTTATTCCAACCAGTGCCATGAGTTATGATGGGACTTGGTTAGAGGAACTCATAGAAGGTTATCAGACATTGACTGTAGAGGGACGAGAAATGTATTCTCTCAGCTTTGAGTCACAAGAAATGCAAGTGGGAGGAGTGATAACCAATGTTAAATATCCTTCTCGAGAGTTGACGATAAAATATAAGCTTGAGGATAGGGACCCTCGAGCACTACAAGAAAAGTTTGATACCTTAAAAGCTTACTTGATTCGTCAAGAAGATGTCCCTATTATTTTTCATGATGATTTGGAATATACCTTTTATGGCCGTTTCCAAACTGCAGATAATGTGCCAGGAGATACTAATTCAATCATTTCAAGTTTTACTGTCCTTTGTAGTGATCCATTTAAACACGGAAAAACTCAAAGTGTAAAAAACAAAGTGATTGAAGTTTTACCCTATCCAGTTAAACCAGATAGGCTGTCATTTAAATTACTGACAGGGGGATTACTTGCGACTGATGGAAATTATCGCTTGAAATCATCACAGGCTAAAAAAGGAGATCTATTGGAATTTGATTTTCAATCAGGCGATACTTTTCTCAACGGGAAAGTAAACAATAATCTCTTGGACCTTGATTCTGATTTCAAAAATATCAGACTGACAACTGGAACAGATTTTTCAAGTTCAAACTATGAGTTAACGATTCAATATAGAAAGGCGGTACTTTAGTGAGTAATATCTTATTTTTAGATAAGATGCAACAAGTTATCAAAAGTTATGATTCCGACGAGTTCATAGAGTGTGTTCAGACAAAAGAAATCACAACCAACGCTTCTGAATTAATGAATGATACCCTTTCAGTTTCTTTACCTTTTGATGGAACAATTAAAGATGCAAGCTATATTGCTGTCAATGATACAAAAGAGCAGGAGTTTTCTTTATATCGAATTTTAACCGCAAAAGATGAAGATAATCTGCTTTCATTTGAAGCGATAAATTTTGCAGTCGATGAACTGGATAATTTTATCATTAAAGATATAAGACCTAAAAATAGGTCTTTTTCTTATGTGATTAATCAGCTTTTATCTGATTCAGGTTGTGACTGGGTATTGGGTGTCTGTGAACCGATTAAAACAGTTTCAAGCACTTTTTACTATACTTCTATGCGTGAAGCGCTCAAAGCTTTGCAAGAGTTAGGTTCTGAGTTTACCTTTTCTATTGAAATTACAGGAAATAAGATTACTAAAAAAATCATTAACTGCTATAACCAAATTGGGAAAATAACCAATAAACGCTTTGAATATGGGGAAGATGTCCTGAAAATTGTTCACCAACAAGACCGCACAAATATTGTTACTGCGCTAATTGGCCGTGGAAAAGGTGAAGAAGTTGGGGACGGATACGGACGAAGACTTGAGTTTTCAGACGTCGAGTGGAGAAAGTCAAATGGTAAACCACTTGATAAGCCAAAAGGTCAAAACTGGATTGAATATCCAGAAATGACAAAAGAATACGGCATTCCGTCAAATGGAAAAATGCTTCCTCGAAAAACAGTGGTTGTTTTTGATGACGTGGAAGATGCAAGCGAGCTTTTGCAAAAGACTTATGATCAACTGGCTTATTACTGCCGGCCACTTGTTCAGTTTAGTACTGAGATATTGGGGAGTGATTCAATTGGTAATACTGTTTCAATACACAGAGGAGAGCGAAATTATCACTACCAAACCAGAGTCTTTAAAGTGGTTACTGATCATATTAATGGACGAGTGCAAGCTAGTCTGGGTGATAATTTAAGTGGCAACTCAATTAATCGACAATTGTCACAAGTTCAAAGCAATATCTCTGACCTTGATAGCAATAAAATGACCTGGTATGACTCTACAGAGATTGGAAAGTATCAAGATGATATTATGCGCGGTGCTGGTGCCAATGGTGGGTCAATTTATATGGTCAACGGAATTGAAGCGGGTGTCTCTCAATCAAGAGAGACCTATGAGCAAGTCTTTATGGATGGTCCAAAGATTAAAGATTCACAGTATTTCATGATTCAAAATAATGCTGGAATCTCTTTCAAGCAATGTAAAAAAGGTCAATGGAAGACAATCCAAGATGTCCACAATGGAGCAAGCACAACTGCTTGGACTTTAGACGGAACGTTTAATGCTTCTTTCATTGCGGCTGGGATATTAGCAGGAGTTCTTATCCAAGGGGTTGTCATTAAGTCAATCGGAAGTAATTCTTTTTTTCAATCTGTATTATCTAATGGTGCTTTTTCAATTGAGCAATACAAAGAAACAAGTAACGTTGATTATACAAAGCCTGATTGGCAAAAAGATGTCCACGGTGGGAAAGTTGGGGAGTTCATCGGAACTTATGACGGGAACACAAAGAAGGCGAACGGCTCAGCTTTAATTAATTACCCGGGTTATATTTTTTCAATAAACCAAGATGATGGGAATGGTTCTTCTACTCCGGTTTTCCAAGTTCCGTCTGATTCAACTTTTGATAAACCTAAGTTTAAATTATTTGGAGATGGAACACTTCAGGGCGATATTAATATCAAAGGTAACTTTTATGTTAATGGCGTAAAAATCGATACCAACGGTGGCGGAAACTCTGGTGGTGGTGATACAGGTTGGAATGGGAAATACCCACCAGAAGTCACGAGTGACCGTGATAAACGCTACTGGCAAATCTGGGCAATGGCAATTGGAGCTGGTTTTTCTA